GACGTAGTCGTGAGGTGAGCCGTTAATATTACCGTTTGTTCCTAAGGTAAAACCATTGGAGTTAAAAGAAGATAAACCAGTTGATTGAGTAAGTTCAGCAGCGGTAGACTGAGACTGCAATAACTTCAAAGCCCCACGTTCAGTGTCATACAAAACGTGTTCTACCGAAGTTGATCTAGCTTTTACCCAAACCAAACCACCTTCACCTGCAAGGTCAATTCCATTATCTATTGCTGTAGACGTGTCGTTACCAGTATGCAAAAACGTGCTGAACACATCCGTAACATCAAGAGCTGCACCACCAGCCTGACCAGCCGCAGCCTTCAATAATTTAGTTGATATGTTCATTATTTTATATCCTGACCAGCGACCAACAGATTGTATATCGTGCCACCGTCTGTTGTGAAAATTACAAACGTATCAATCGCATTTGCCGTAGCCGTAAGCGTAGGAGCAGTACCACCAACAAAGTCAACACTTGCTGGAAATGTCACTGTGTAACCACTAGCAGACGCATCCTGTTTTATCTTCAGTACAAAGCTAGACACCTTGCCGCTACTCGCTGGATTGCTAAACGTATACGTTACATTCTCAGTCAGCGTATGCTCAAACACATTACCATCACGCAAGTTAAGCGTTGCGGCATTAGAGCTAGACGTTACAGAGGTGCTTTCCTCAATTGTGCCGTTGTCAAACGTAGCTACACCATTTGCATCAGTTGTTACAAAGGCGCTTGCATTAGTAGTGCCAAGAGCATTGGGTAGAGCTACTTCATAGGTTGCGCTTGCGCTATGTGGAGGGCTTGCCACTGTAACGCCGTGACTGTTATTCTCACAGTTTAAAACAATTTTGCCCGAGTTATCATTACCCCTTACAACAACTTTACCTGTTCCATTTGGCGCAAGGTCTAAGTCTGCATTAGATGTTGTTATAATATCAAAACCGTTAGTGCTTAAATTTGCAGCAAGACCAGTAGATAAATTTAGCGTTGTTCCAACTATTGTGCTAAACGCGCCAGTGCTTGCTGAGTTTGCGCCGATGGGCGTGCCATCAATAGAACCTGAGTTTATGTCTATTCCTGTAACTGGCGTTGTCCCGTCAAATAGATTATCAATGGAATCTAAATTTGTATTTATTTTAGTACCCCATGTGTCCTCTGAAGCACCTACCTCTGGTTTAACCAAGGTATAAGTTGTTGTCGTTGTATCTGCCATAATTCTTTCCTTATGCTGCCTCTCTTACAGGGGAGTCCGTCCACGTAACAATACCATCATCAGTTGCATCTGTCCATGTATCTGTAGGTTCTGCATCATCTTCCCATTTAAACCTACCACTTGCAGTTAAGCTTGCTGTAATTGCAATGGCAGATGCACCGCTTCTTATAACTGCAGAACTTGCCGTAACTGCAGAAGTTAAAGATATAGTTGAAAGACCTGTTACACTGCCCTCACCGCCAGATGTCACACTCGATGTTGCAGTAATCGCAGCAGCACCAACAGCCGTTACGTTTGCACTTGCAGTTAAGCTCGCACTTGCAGCAATTGTAGCAAGGCCAGCTTCTACGCTTTGGTTCTCACCATATATGCTTGTGCCATAGGTGCGTAATCCATAGCCTGTCCTGTAACCATCTGATTGTGCATACTTTTCTGCACTTGCACTAACGCTAGATGTAAGAAAGACATTTATCAGCGCATCAGTTACAACATCGGCGCTAGCTGTAACGCTTGCACTTGCAGCAACTGTAGATGCACCAACCTTAATAACCTGTGCACTTGCAGAAACACTAGATGTTAAAGTTGCCGTTACAGAACCGTCAATCGCACCTGTAACACCGAATACACCAGTGCCAAATGTGCCAATGCCGAATCCTGATCTATACGGCATTAATTAAGCGTAATGTCTATATCGCCAGCAGGGATACGGAAAACATCTCCTGTGCCAATTGCTTTTGATGCAGATAAGCTACTATGTGCAATTAAATTACCGCTAGAGGACGCATCAAATATACCGATATGACTTATCGTACCCCAAGAACCTGTTGCAGCCGTAAACTCAATTGCGCCCGATGTTGTTGCAGCATTGCCTGATACGGTAAATGTAGCTGCCTTACGTGTGTAAGCATTGCCGCTAATTTCGGTTGCGCCTGACCCAGTATCCGTAGGATCAGCAGTAAATAGGCCAACATACCAAGCTGTAGGCCGCGTTACGCTTGTTGTCGTAAACACATAGTTCAAAACATGTGTCTCAAATGTATTGGAAAAACTCATAAATCACTCCATTAGATGCATCTGCGCTCACTATAGCGCATTTTTTTAATTTTAGTAAGCGGCTATCTTCATCCTTAAATTACCACTAGATTGTCGTGTTCTATTGCTAGAACTATTGAGGCTTGCAACTGCCCCTGCGTAAGCAGAACTCCAAACAGGTATTCGCTCATCATCAGATAAATAAGGTGCAGCCTGCAATAATGATCCATACAAATATGCATCTGGGGCTGTATCAAGCAGCCAATTAGAGGTGTTGCTATCTGACAACGGATCAATCTTTTCATAATACACAAGCTCAGTTGCGTAAGTTGTATCTGGCGTAGGATGCAGTTCAAACGTATCACCGACATGCGCGTAATATTTTGGCCTACCTGCAGTGTCCTGATTAGTCTGGCGTCTTGCACTTAGATCATCAATGCTGACCATCTCTAGCCTATATGTATCGCCTGTGTTGAGCGTAAACCTAATTGTCTCAAGCCAACCACTCGGAACTTGGCTATATCTGCTATCAAGATTAGCATTACTGCGCTCTATCATTTTATAATGCCGAACCTCGCGCTCCATCTGATGCTCGGCAAGCGTAATAAAATCAGGAATAACAGCAGTTAAATCACTCCTGTTTAACCAATCAGCTATGCTTGCTTTAAGTTCTGCGAATGTTGTAAGTGCCATCTAGCATCTCCATCGTTTTCTAGCTTGCCGCAAACGACTATTCGGATTCTTGGCTGCTTTGGGAAACTTCTTCATCTGACCTGCTGACCTAGCACAATATGACTTACGCCTAGCCTTTTCTTTCTCGGTCAAGTTCTTTTTCTTTGTTACTGCACCTTGCAGCTTAGACTTGGGATTAGCCGCCCTGTGACGCCTTATCCCATCTGGGGTCATACCTGCACCGTCTTTTGTCTTACGGTAATTCGGACTTTTACCTGTCGTAGTCCTACGTATGGCCTTTTGTCGGGGCATTATCTTTATCTTGTTGCCATTTGCTGTTTGTACGTATTAAAAATATCTCTCATAGCTTGAGGATTATTAATTACCCCAGAAAACATAGGGTCATTTCTTACCTGCTGCATAAAGTTCATAAATTCTGTATCGTCTGCCACTGGTGCTGTAGGCATCCCCATATCGCCTCTACCAGAGCCTTGCATAGGCATACCCATTGCACCTCTACCAGAACCAACAGGAGCACTTGGCGGCATAGGCATACCCATTGTTCCCCTGCCAGAACCCTGCATAGGCATACCCTGCATTGGTGCAGGCTGCGCTACACTTGGCGGTGCATAATTAGGAAAAGATTGCTGCGGCACAACAGGCATCTCAGGTATAAACTGATTAGACTGTGGAAATGTTCTTTCACGTGGCTTCATATTTTGCGTAATCGGCCCAGCATCATACGGTAAAGCCTTAATTACAGCAGGTGTTGCCGCAGCTTGCTGTGGCGTAATCCCTTGCTCTGCAAAAAACTCATCTCTCGCCTCACGCCTGACTTTATCCTCAGAGCCATACGGATTAATTGGCATAAGGTTTGCCAACATGCTAAATATACCGCCGCCCTCAAACTGATTGCCGCGTTGCCCTGCGCCGCCACCGTCAATCATATCAAGAAAATCTAAAAACTTAGCTCGGTCTGCCATTACTTCTTACCCTTTTTCCTAGCACGAAGCTTTTTAAAATCTGCCCCTGTAATCTTATTACGTGGTTTTGCAACTGCAGCAAGCTTCTTCTGCTTAGCGCTATACTTACTCATCGGCATTACTTCTTACCCTTCTTTGTTTTCCAGCTTATTCGCTTTGGCCCCGTCTTACGTTTAGCGGCCTTTTTAGCTGCAGCAGACTTTGATTGAGCTTTAGGACGGCAAGCTGGGTAAGGTCTCCCCTTATCCTTCTTTCCGCTGCGACCACATTTTTTCCCTGTCTTAACATCTCGCCAATCTTCTTTAAACCACTTTGTTAAGCCACCTGTCGGCTTCCTAGCCATTAGTACTTACCACCACGCTTTTTGTATTCTCGCACCAACCACGCATTTGCATACGCACTAGGATATACGTCAAACTTACGTTTAGCCGCAGCCTTAACCCTCGCATAAAGCTGAGGGTTTTTAGGCTTTGGGCTAGAGGACTTGCTTTTTTTAGCAGCCACTATTTACGCATCTTTTTCTTAGTTTTAGCTTTTTTCTTCATTGCTCTGGGTTTCATCGCCATGTCATTCTCCTTTTTCTATCTACAACAAGCGCCTCATATTCAGCGCTGGTATACGCTTCATAATAACCTAAAGGATCAAGTTTGTCACTTGCATTTATAACAAGCTCCAAATCTTGCAAAAACAGCATACAATATTCCCTATCAAGACTGCTTTCCCACTCACTATCAAACAAAAAATCTAACTCAGCATCCTCTGCACCATAATCAGGATGAAACTGCATACAATGCAAAGCAACAAATCTATGGTTTAGCCTCTTGGTAAACTCTTCAAACTCAGTCATATCAGGCAAATTATATGACGCCAGAATAACCAAATCCTTATCAAACGCATCAAAATCAAAGCAATACTTATCAGCCTGCAGAATAATATCTTCAAGCTCAACAACCATTACCTTATCTTGCTTCCACGCCTGCCTCGCATACGGACAAGGCGGCATACCCTTCAAATACTTGCTCGGCTGCTCCAAAACCTCGCGTGACCAACTCCGCAAATCACTCTCAATACTAGGCAATTCCACGCAAATTCCTTCTTATCTCACCACGCCACATATTAAACTTACCAGACAGTGCAGTTGCAGCATCGCTTGCCATCGTCAAACACAACGCATCAGCCAAATCAGGTGATTGCAAACCGCGCTTACGCATCTCATCTTTTGACTCAGCCTTCATCTTGCCACTGCTGGTAAAACTATACCTAATACTGGTTAACTCAGCGATAAGCTGGTCATTGCTCGGCAACTTGCAAGAACGATCCTCAAGCCAACCCTTTGTCTTAAACCAAAGCTCACTCCTCAGATTCAAATATGTCTCGCCCATGCTCGGCGCTTCTGCAACATTCACACCACGCACAGGCAACTCCAACTCCTGCAAACGATCTACCACTCCAGAACCAACGCCAATACTATCCACCAATATCTCTCTCGGCCTGCGACTATCAGGCAAACCCTCATATTCCGCAACAACCCTGCCCACAGTCTGCATTAAATCCAAACCACGCCAAGACCGTATCTCCGTCACAATCGGACCCTGCCTCTTGCACAACGCCGTGCTATCCGTGCCAAACCTTGCCACGTCCAAACCCCACACAATGCTTGTCTCCTCACTCACCTGCACATCCCTGTGCTGTGCAGACTCAGCAAGATGAAACGGAATAATCGTATCATCATCCGCAAGTGGAAACTCGCCCAGCACACGAATACGAAACGCATTGCTCTCCTCGCCATAGCGCAACCGCATCTCATCGACAAACTCATCGGAGACAAGCGGCGAGTCCACGCATGACCAACGGCGTGTCCACCAGCTACTCGCCATGCGCGTCTGACTTTCATAAAACGTGCCACTGCTCCGCGTGGGGTTGCTCAACATAATCGTAGTCGCATTATGACCAGACATAGACCCAGCCGCAGCCTCAAATACCTTCTCAGGCACACCACTGGCCTCATCCACAACCAACATAACATGCTCTGAGTGCACCCCAGCTAACGCTTCTGGCGTCTCGGCTCTACTAGTTCTCGCCGAAATAAACATCTCGCTGGGCGCAGAATTATGCTCCACACGATCCGACTTTACATTCAGCACAGACTGCAAATGCGGAGGCAACTCATTAATCCAACGCTTCATCTCTGCAAACAAAGCATCAAATAACTGGGAGCTAGTTGGGGCCGTAACCACAACCTTATTCGGGTAATGCATCAAAAAATACCATAACATCGCCCAAGATGCTGCTGTTGACTTGCCCGTACCATGCCCTGACCTGACGCTAATCTTACGCTCACCAGACGCAATGGCATCCAAAAACTCAGCCTGATACGGCAATGGCTTTACACCCAGCACTTCCTCAACAAACAAAGCAGGTGCCTTAACATAACGCTGGGCAAAATCCAGCATCGTATTGCTTGCTAAATCATTCACCCTGCACAACCTTCATCTTACGCAAGGCATCCAAATGCAAATCACCAATATTAATCTGCACATTCTGCTGATTGCGCGTGCCATACCTCTCAGGATTATACGCCTGCGCTGCAAGATTATGCTGGCCCACCTTCTGCTTCAGCAAACCTAAATCAATCTGGCTCACATTGGCCTCGCTCACATCACGCTCACCACTCAGCGCTTCCATAACCTCACGCTGCCTGCGGTGGCTTAAATCAGATATAGCCTCAAAACCTGCTTCAAAATGTGCATCTGCAGCATCCTTACGCGCCGCATCTATTGCACGGGTATAATCCTCATTCTTCAGCAGCAAATTGTTAAAATAACCCCGACTTACATCAAGATCAGCAGCTAAATCACGCAAAGACTTGCCCTCAAGCAACCACTCACGCACATATTCAGCACCACCCCTGCGAGACAACTCAGCTAACGTCTTTTTAGCTAAAGGCTTACCTGCCATGCTATGCTCCACGTTTGTTTTGCGGAAATATTACTGTGATATTGCTGCAAAAGCAATGGGGGCATGGGGGGCTACGCAATGCCTAGCTGGGAGGAGAACTAGGCACGTATGGAGAAAAACGTAGCCCTGCGAAATATATAACACAAAATTTGGTGTGTGAGAATGTATAATAATAATAGGGGTAGGGGTGGGGGCCAGACGGGGGGGGTCAACAAAGCAAAGCCACTAGGAAAACCAGATCATATTCATGTATTCATATGTATCATTATGATAATTCGCATAATACTTATTATGTTAACAAAACACTACTACATTTAGTATGTGCATTGCTTGTTTATCTATATCTTGATTGGGTACTATATGTAGTGCTTTTGCACTGCTTAAACTGGCTCAGTATGCCTCACTTAAGTTTTGCTTAAGTGAACTTGACTTAAGTTTTACTTAAGTGTAAACGCGCACGCGCATGCGCGACTTGGCTTTTAATGTGTTGTGTGTCGCTTTTATCAATAAATCTTTTTTATAAGTTATTGATTATATTGCTTTCTTTTTTCTTGCATATCTATATGATATCATTATTATATTTGCCATAATTAAAACGAAAGGGAAAACCAATGCTTACACAATATTATATAGCAGTAAATGAAACAGTTAGCTCAAGAGATGGTTTACGCAGCCATACCTGTAAAAAACAATATGTTAAAGAATTAAGAGATGATTACTTAAATATGGACTCAATACCTTCTAAATCTTTTGATACTTTTGAGGACGCAGAAAACTTTATCGAGCAACTGCCAGTGCAGCGCTGCGGCGAGTATATCAATAAATATAATTATAATGTGGAAGCTATTGAGCATACACACGCAAACTTTAGTGGGTATTCTGATGTATACCCATATGAAATAGTAAAAGTAGTTTCTCCAAAAACCATAGAAGTTAGATTAGTTGACGCTGAGCTTGACCCTGCATGGAAGCCAGAAGTTATTGCAGGTGGATTCGCTGGTCATACAGTTAATAACGGCTGTCAAAAATGGATTTACAAGTCAAACCAAAATAACCGCCCTATAAGACTTCGTAAGCGTAAAGACGGATATTTTTACTCGGCAGGTGGCAGACACGTTTTAAGCAACGCACCAAAAAAGTTTTTTGATTACAACTTTTGATGCATCTAGGGCATTGTTGCGGCAATGCCTTTACATGCACCAACGCATGTCAACAACAATAAGAAAGGGAAAACCAATGCAAGATATATTTCAAAGTGTAATAGACGATATT